AGTTGGGATAGACTGCCCACTTCTTAAGATAATTCTACCTCTGTCATAGAAGTTGTCTCTTTGACCATTATCTGTAATAAATCTATTAGAAATACTATTACCAGCTGCATCACCAATAGAGTCAAAACTGTAAATGTCATAATCCTGTAAGGTAAAGAATCTAAGTCCAGAACCATCACTTTCAACATCACTAGTATTGTTAAAAGATTGAGTAATTTGGGCAGACAAAGTTTTATCTCTTTGTCCTGAACCTGTCAAACCTACTGAGACATATCCCAAAATTTGATATTGATCAGTGCCATCTAAATCAGTATATTTAACTACTGAACCAGTTGGAGTTCCTTCCAATGTTGGAGTTTCGTCTACGACCACACCATCACTTACTTTTGCAATAATCCAACCTGTGACATTTGCGCCAAAGTCATTAGAACCTAATTCTCCACCAGTTCTACTAATAGTCAGTTCTCCACCAGTAGCATTTTTTGTGAAACTTCTTTGAACAGTAAGACTATTTACATCTACACCATCTTCTATCTTGGGCCTATTGCGAGGTAATTGGAAGAATACGTTATTATTATTTGCTTCTTTGATTACAGCATTATTGTTTTCTAATACTAGATTAGCATAGTTATCAGAGTCTGCTGCAATACTAATTGTATCTCTAAAGTTATTTGAACCAGTCATTTGAACATCAAAAATATGGTATCTATAGTTAGAACCATCTTCAACAACATTTCTAATTCTAGCTGTTCCTAAAATCTTAGAGTCATGGATAGCTTCTCCAGAATCACTATAAAGATTCCACCGTTCAAGTGAACTAACATTTGGTAAACCTTTAATATCGTTTGATACAATATAATGCCCGTAGTTAGCAGCAATATTTTCATTTTCTAATGATCTAGTCGTCTGTGATCTAGGCACATCAATAAGAACATTATCAGCAGTAGAAAGTCTATATCCATCAATATATGCAATTCCCGGTGAAATCTCTAACCTAAATTCATCTGCATCTTTTGCTTTAAATTTAGTTATAAAATCTTCAACGACATAACTACCAGACTCTTCTTTAGTGCGAGTAGCTAGTTCATTACCAATAATGTTATAGGTATTCTCATCAATTTCTCTTTGTAGTCTACCACTAATCAATCTATTGGTAATGATAAAGTTAGTATCTGAGTCTACAATACTTTCACTCTCAGCTGCTAAGGTAAGTGTAATTCTATACCTGTCAGCACCCGGTGCAGTTTCATTAGGAAGATCATTTTGGTTGTCATAAAGAGTATTAGTATCATCTACAGTAACAATGTCTTCTGTAATAACAAAACCAATGTTAGTTGTAGGTGCATTAGAGTATTTGGAAATAATTTTGCTTTGTGCTTGTGTCTGGACAAACATTCCACGGATAAAGTAGGCGCCATCATTAACAGCAATTTTAAAACCTTTACCAGTTACAGGAGTATTTCCTTCGCCTTCATACACTTCAACTGAAACAGATGTTGTTCCTCCACTACCACTTTGCTGACCATTTGTTAATGCTTGCCCACTTGAAAAGGCAAGGGCATTCGCACCCCCACTAGCATTACCCTGATCAATATAATCGACATATACAGTTGCAGGGTCACTAGGGTCACTACCTGTTGCTGCAATAAAGTCAATTACTCTTGCTCTAATTCCATCACCATTTTCTAAGATATCACCAGCATAAAGTGTTGGAGTTCCTTGAAGTCTTACATATTGAATTTCATTATCTACTTGTAAACCACCGGGAATTACAACAGAACCTTCTTTGAAGACATTTCTACCAAAGCGTTCCATCTGCTTTTGAATGATGGTCTGCATTTGAGTAAGTTCTCTTGCCTGAAGAGCCTTACCAGAATTAAATAGAATTCGCTGGTAATTATCACCTTCACTAAAATCATCCTTATAAGTGGACGAAAAAGTATTTTCATTTTTTGTAATTGGCATTTTCTATTTAACCTTTATTAAAACTGAATAGTAATTTTAATGTCTTCTGTTCCTGCTGTAGTTCTTTCAACAGCAGCTCTACTCTCTACATATAACAAATCTCCAGAGTAAGGATTTACTTCACCATCAGAGTCGGAAAGAATTGTCCCTGTTCTTTCATTGACAGCAGAGTCTATTAATGCACTTCCACCTACTAAAAATGGTAAAAATCCTGTATTCTCGTTTTTGTGATAAAGAATAGTAGCAGCAGTTTCTGTACCAGTAACTTTATCAACAAATGCTCTGGATTTCAAACTACCTTGAGTCTGTGAAATGGGATTATCTACTGGAATAGCATCAAGATCCACGGCACCCGGGTCTCCAACACTCAGAATTCTTAAAGCACTTCCTGTAGTTGCTGTAAAATCAGAATCAGCAGCAGACCTACTTGTAGGAATTTTAGGATTTCTAATAATACCTACTTGTCTAAAGTCTGCCCCTGTGCCTGTCAAGAAGTCACCTGAACCAGCACCACCTACAAGTTTAGAGTTGAACATAATAGATGTTGATTTTAAATCATCTCTAGGGTCTGCTCCAATACCATACTCAGAAATAACAGGTTCTACTGAAAGTCCAGTTCCATTACCACCAGAGAATGAAATACTTGCATGGTCATACTCAGCACCAAATGGGAATCCATTAGCAGAATCATCTACATTTACTGCTACTACTGCTCCACCTGATACGAGAGCAACTGCTCTTGCATTACTACCATTACCACTTACTGTAATAGTAGGAGCTGCTGTAAATCCTGTGCCACCACTAGTAACACGATAACCTACAATCTGTCCAACACTTGCAGCATCCTGAACATTTTTCTGTGACTGTTCAATGTTACTCAGTCCAGTAGTTGCTGTAATCTTCTCCACAGGAATAAAGTTAGATGTAGAAAATGCAGTAAGTCTAGTAGCAGATTGTGTGAACAAGAACTTCCAAACATATCCATCAGTAGTCGTTACTGGTGATGTAGTAGTTCCTGTTGTATCAGGGTTTACAGTAGAAGCATGAACAGCATTCAAGTTATTTCTACCCTGTCTCAAACAAATGTAAACACGGTTAGATTCAGTAATTACATAGTATTGACCATTTTGAGCAGAAGTTTGATTATCATTATATGCCTGATAGATTGTGCCAGAAGCCCAATTATATCTTTTAGCAACATAACTTACTGATGCAATTTTTTGAATTGACTGTAGATTGTTTCTAAATTCTCTTCTAGTAGTTCCAATGTCAGTAATGGTAGTTGGAACTGTATCAGTTTCATTCCATGCATCAGACTTACCAATACCCAAGTAGTAGTTATTAGAATCAGCCTGTAAGTCTTCTATTAGTTTTTCTACTAGGATTTGTTTAGTGTCTGTAGTTACTATTGCTACCATTTTTTATCTCTTCTTATGTAATTACTACGTCGGTGTCTGCGGAGTCTTTATAACCAATCAGATACCATTTAGAACCTTCCCAAATTGCCTGAGAAGAACCATATTGACTTAGTGCGAAGTTTGTGCCATTTGCAAATTTTCCGACAGATGGAGTCACTGTTGCTACACCCGTATTCTTATTCAAAAAGATTTTATATTGTCCAGTTGATGTGCCATCATTAAGAGTTGCAGCAATAGCACCACTTCTATTAAAAATGATAAGTGTATCAGAATCATTTACTGTTGCACTTGCTGTGTCAATAGTTTGAGTAGCATAGGAAGCATTAATACCATTAGTCGCAATACTGTTGCCCCCAAGCGTCGTATAGAGTTCGGCAAAGTTATCATTAATCTTTTCACCACCAGACCTTAGTGTATCACCAGTTCCGTCATTAGCATTTGTGCCAATATCTAAAGTTTGTCTTGCCATTTTACCTACTTACACATTGAGTTGTTTGGTTATATTTATCATCTTATTTGACTGATATCAGCATCAAGTGCTTCATCAAAAGTTGTGTAGTTTAGTTTTCTTTCAAAAATTTCTATAGCAAAATTAATAGGATCGCCATTAGAAAGTGGGATATCGGTCTGAGCAACGCCACCTGCTACACGCCTGCTGCTGGTGCCGGTGACAAACCCTAAATTATTGTCTCCTAGCATTTCACTAATACTTATATCACTTCTTGTGAAATGATATTGCCGCTGAACGTCATCTATAAAAAGGAATTGTCCGGCATCAACGAAGCCGTTCTGATAATTAACAGCAGAAGTAAATTCACCAAAAATTTGAGCTTTACCATAGGCACCACCGCCTGAATTTGACCCAGAAGAGAAATACAAAATTAAAGTATAAGTTTTTGCAAATGATGCGTCAGAGTCAACAAACCCATCAATCAAATCTTTTATTTTTGTTACATTTTTCGTGCAGTTGAAAACACCAGTATTTACAGGAACACTATCCCAAGTATCGTCTAAAATAAATCCATAATTATTGTTAGAGGTAGTATTATCACTAGTAATCAAAGGAGTATTCTCTGGAGTTGAACCGTAGGCTACTAACACTCTTTCGTAATTGACAGCCCCAAAGTTAAGACTACCTTTTATATTCACTTCATTAGCTGTAAGTCTCATCACTTCAACATTATTATGCTTGAAGACTAATGGAGTATTTACTTTTGTAGTTTCAATAACTGCATGGTTATTAGAATCAAAATGAATAGCAAAATCACTATCTGTTCCAAGTTTAATCATTGAACGATCTGGCATAGTAATATCATCAGAATCACTTAATATAATATTACCATCTACAGTTAAATCACCACTAATAGTTCCAGAAGCACCTAGACTAATAGTATTAGCAGTAAGGTTACCAGAAATAGTAGCAGAGTCAGCAACTAAAGAACCTGTAACTGTTCCACCAACATTAGTAGTTTCAATTCTTTTAATAGCATCATAGTAAAGTTCTACAGCGCCGTCTTCTACAGCAGAAATAATTTGTTCGTTGTTAGCAGCATTTTTAAGACTGTAATTGTTAGACAATAGAACTAGGTTTCCAGTTCCAACATCTTTAATGTAACTATTTGATCCATCATGGTAAATCTGTAAATCATCACCAGCGCCAATATTCAGTATATCGTTATCACCTAAGTTTACATTAGCAGAGAATGTTGCACTATCAGTAAAAGTAGAAGTAGATGTTACTGCTAATGTTCCTGAAACTGTAGTATTACCATCAGAGTCAATCTTGACGTTGTTTGTTCCAACAAACTTAGAACCGTTATAACGCAGAACAGAATTGTTTTCTTTTACACCAGCAGGCCATTCTGCCCATGATGTATTAAACATAGCACTATCAACATTTTCAAATTGATTGTTAATCTTAAGTCCAGCAGACCTTAGAGTGTCACCAGTGTTGTCGTTAGCAACTGTGCCTCTATTAAGAACATTGTCTGAATCTAATACATCTAGTGTGCTTGTCATTTCTACTTCCTATGAAAACTCTTAAACTTATTTATATCAAACATATGGACCAATTGCTGAATCTAAACCAGAATCATTATAGAACGGGAACACACCTTCGTCCATAGTTTCGGTTGTGCTAGAGAATCTAATACCCGGAATAAGACCAATAGTATCAAATGTTCCACTATCTTCATCCATAGTAATACCACCATACAAGGAATCGGACAGGTTGTATCTAATATCTTCTCTATTGTCACTATCACTAAATCTTCTAGAGTTAGGATCAAGAATGTCTGCAATAGAGATATACTGTCCATTGTAAAGTGAATTGTTAAGAATAGCAGAATCTTGTGCATCAGTCTGGTAGATATTAAATCCACGACTAACAGCAAATCTTCTCTGTGCATCACTATCAATAGCAGTAACAGATGTAAGACCTATACTAGCAATATCATCTTCAGATGAAAGAACAGTAGCAGCAGAGGCAGCGATATCAGAGTCTGTAATAATTTCTGTCAATGGTGTTTGTAAAAGAGACACTACAGGTTCGAATGCTGTTTCTGTAAAAATAGCAAACCCAGCTGGATGTAGATAACTCTTATAGTAATCTAACCATTGTGTAGCAGGAATACCACTCTTAATCAAAATAGAAAAGATTTGATAAAAATATGAGTCTTGGATAAATCGTAAAGATTCAGCACCTATCTCACTTTCACCAACAATAAACATTTGATTTCTAGGTAATGTTTGTTCTACGTCTTGCTGGAAAAAATATCTAAAAAACTGGTCAATAGACAGGTTAGTGCCTTTAATCTTATAGATGATAGGCAATTGCTTATAGGCAAATCTTGGAGAAGGAAATTGGATTGGACCAAATCCCGGTGATCTTTCTTGGAACAATAAATCTAAAAATTCATCTGAAGTAGACTCAGGGTCTCTAGACGTAAAGATATTTTTTAGGTTATGTGCAATACCACCTTCACCATCAATATACTCATAATATGCTTTCAGAAATTCTACTAGTTGTGGATACTGTTCTTTGAAATGCTCAGGAACTACAGTATCAACCTGAGATTCTTTTAGGTTTACATTTAGTCTGTTTAAGTCTGAAAGGGTTTTGGTATTTGACATTGTTTAATTCGTTGTGCCTGTTACAGAAGATGCTTGGTTTACATCTCCACTACCAACTGATCTATTTGTTCCCAAAGTAATCAATGTATTTCTCAAAGGTTTGAATGTACTATCATCAGCAGCATTAGCAGTAATAGTCAAATATGTATTACCAGAAGAAATAGAATCAATTAAGAACCCTACTAGATTAACTTTACCTGTAGTTGGTTCATAGTTACCAATGTTCGAAATAACTACATTACCTTGAATATCAATAGCTTGAAGTGTAGTCGAGTGTGATGGTGCATTTCTAATACTACAAGAAATACCATTTACAACAAATCTATCACTACTAATACTTGGAACTTGCATCAAAGGTGATTGAATATTGTTAATAAAGTTAATTGTATAATCTGTTCTAACAAAATTTCCTGTAGTCGGGTTCTGTAATGGAGTAAATCTAGCAGACATTTTAATATCAATATCTGATCCCAAAATAGAAGGATCAGAAGCATCAATTTGAGATGTTAGTTTAGATTTTCTAATTGTATCATTAAACTTACCAGAGTTTACAGCAAAGTAAGAATTTACTTCACCAACAATCTTAGTTTGGATTGCATCTCTGGTCAGGTTAGTCAAAGACTGATTGTATCTAAAGTTTGTAATCACGTCCAAGTAAATAAATGTTGGATCGACAAACTCTGCTTCAACACCAACTACTGACAACGGATCAGTCAAGTTATTTTTGATAAGGGTCTGTAGAGCAGCCTTCTGGACTGCACTAACATCACTTTCATATACAATAGAAATGATAGTCTTGCCATACTTGGCAGGGACATTATCTTCTCCACCCCATGCATTGATAGACTTAATACCCGGAACACCGTTAGCAATAACACCTCTATAATCGTTAGCAGCAACCAATCTGTTTTGTGCAAGATATGAAAGTGGAGCATTTGCTCTAATAGATTCAGGACTTTCTTTATCTGCACCAAAGGAAGATTTTGTGCCTCTTCTTACTACAGTATTCAATGTCTTACTACCAAATCCAGTAACAGCAAGTGTAGAAGATGGGGTAAAGGTTGACGCACCGTTTGCATCAATACCATTTGTTCTAAGGTAGGTAACACGAATAACTTCACCGTTCACAGGGTTTTTACCTGTTACGCCCAGAACACCAAAGTTAAACTCCCAGTAGCCATTGTATGTTTCTAGTGGAAGATAAAGAGCAGTATCAGCAGTAATACTAGTAATAGCATTTCCACCAGATGTAGCATTAGCACTAAAGTAACTTGTAAAGTTATCTGTGTTAATATTATCATATACTTGAACTGCAACTGTAGACAAATCTAAGTCTGGATCAGGAACAACATAAACCTGTCTGTCTCCTGTAATTTCAGCAATAAATGTCTTAACAACCAATTCGCCTTCAAATACTCTAACGTAGGGTTGACCTAAAGCATCAACAAACGTATAGAGGTTTGGTTGTACTGGATTAGGAAATGCTGTATATTCTAAAAGTGTTCTAAATGTATAACTTACACCATCAACTATTGATGTGAACTGTGTTCCAGCTGGCATAGTGATACTAGCAGGTTTACCAGCACCTGATCCTAAATCTACAGTTACAGTCAATTCTGCGTTAGATGCTGTCTTTGATCTTGGAATATATCCAAACAAAAGTGAATGGTTTACCAAAGATGTTCTGAGTTGTGCTGTAGGAAGAAAAGACTCATTCAATGCAAAGTTTGCAATCAAACCATTCATATGAGTATTATATGCCAACACATCAAGGATGTTAGACAGACCAGAACCTTCAAAGTCATAGTCAGCAAACTCTGACTTAGATGCAAAGTAGGTTTTTAGTGATGTTTTGATATCATCAAAGTTAAGGTCTGATGAATTGATTGTGGTCGCCATTCTTATCTAATCCTTGATATTGAAGTATCTAGCACTACAAGTTCGTCTGTATTTACTACTTTAAATTCGACCCTTACACCAAGATAGTTTCTATCAGGGTTGTCTCTAACATCTAAAGAAACTAGTTCAGCTCTTGGTTCATAAAACTTAAGTGCATCGGTAATAGCATCTTCGATCAGGAACGCATTTTCCTCATCAGTAAAGTTTTCGAATAATCTAGAACGAAGGTCTGCACCAAAGTTAGGTTGGAAAGGTCTTTCGCCAAAGTTAGTCTGTAGGATAGTCTTTACAGATTGTTTAACAGCAGCTGCATCAGTCTTCTTGAAAATGTCACCAGTAGTTCTAGCAGCGAAGGTTAAATCCAAATCACTGTACTTACGATTTCTAGTCGTTACAATAGATGGTGTTTGTAAATTACCATCTTCTATCGAAAGTGCTTTTGTTACTGCCATCTCATACCATTTTTCTTTTTATTCTATGTTTTTATTTATACTGAAAATAACCAAGACCACCATAGATTGCTGCTCTAAAATTAATATCAGTTCTAACTGACCTATCAAACCTTCCTTCATAGTAATCATTTACTGAGGGCATTACAACAATAATCTCAGCATGATATACTTTATCAGGTTGTAAAGTCCCTACATCTGCATTATTAGGAGAAGGGTCTAATGTATCGTAATGTAGAATCATTCCTTGAAAAAGATTATTGTCTTTCCAATAGTTAGCAAGTTCAAATGTGGCATAGGCATCATTCTGACCCTTACTGTTTAATACTTCATAAACAACAGCTCTGCCTTGTGTCTGTAGGTCTCTAATATCACCTGTCACTAAAGTCTCATCACTCTGTTTCTTGACTAGACCTTCAGTCACAATCAAACTGTTTCTTTTAAACTTGCTATTATTTCTAAATCCTTCAATCAAAGGAACATGACAATAAAATCGTTTAGCAATAATTTTGCGTTCACTTGCATTCAAATGGTTAATAGTAGCTCTAGTTCCGGGAGAAGATACAAACAAAGATAATGGAATACCACCGCCAAGTTTAGT